TCCAGGGCGTGCATTTTATTTTGAAACCTATCTTCCTGAATATGGGGCAATGTATGATAAACTACCCATCAGTGCTTTTGTAAGTGAACCTAAGACACCTGATCCTGATATGAACTTACAGAATTTACAATTCTGGAATTGTATGGATTATGGTGTGGTTGCTGTTACTAAACAGTTCATTGGGTCCATGAGTTATGAGGTCTACACAAGAGACCATGGCACCATGGAAGGTACATATGTATGCACACTAGATAACTATCACCAGGACCCTGATGTGGTTGATTATGCCACCTCAGAGAACCCTGCAGAACATAAGTCCCATAACCTTATTGAATTGGTGAATGGTCAGTATGCACTGTATCCTAATAATAGAACTCGTATCTATGATAACAGTTTGACACCAGAAAAACCCAAAACCCCTGACTTCAAGGTATCCACTGAATACTATCAAGTAGAGAATGGATATGATAGGGATGGATTGGGCGATCAGGAAGCATATTTCTGGAAGACCTCTAAGGATAGGAAGAGTGAAATTAATGATCTTTTAGATCCCCTTTAAAATTCTAAATAACCCCTATAAATAAAGACATATCCTAGTGTCTAGATTATGCCTGTTCAAAGGGTAAGTAAACCATTTAAAGATATAAGTGCGACGTTTCAAACAAATCCTTTGAACAGTGATCTCATTGCGTTAAAAAATGAAAATGCAATATCAAGATCAATTCGTAATTTAATATTAACTCAACCAGGTGATAAACCATTTCAACCTGATTTGGGTTCTGAGGTATATGAATCATTATTTGAAACATTAGATCAAATCACTGCATCATCAGTTCAACAACAAATTGAGAATACTATTATTAAATATGAACCTAGGGTAGACTTGAGGGATGTTACTGTTACTGCAAACATTCCTAATAATGCATTTGATGTTTTAATAAACTATGAAATTATTGGTATTGAAGCATCCAGACAACAAATAACATTCGCATTAGAGCTCACTAGGTAAATGCCTTTAGTAAATTTCAGCAATCTAGATTTTAATCAGATCAAAACATCCCTAAGGGATTACCTTCGTGCGAATTCAGACTTTACTGATTATGATTTTGAAGGTTCTAACTTATCTTCAATTATTGATCTGTTAGCATATAACACATATATTAATTCATATAATGCTAACATGGTGACCAATGAGGTCTTCATTGATAGTGCTACATTAAGAGAAAATGTAGTATCATTAGCAAAGAATATTGGATATACGCCAAGACCAAGACGTGCAGCAAAAGCATTGGTTTCATTTGCTGTTGATGTTGGTGAAACAACAGCAGTTTCTGTAACACTAAAGAAAGGTATTGTTGCTACAACTGCTGCAACCTTTGGTGGCACTAACTATACATTCTCAATACCTGAAGACATTACAGTGGGTGTTGATGATACTGGTCTTGCACTCTTTGATTCAATTACAGTATATGAAGGTGTCTATATTCAACAAGAATTTTCTGTAAATTCCAGAACACCTAATCAAAAATACATTCTTACAAACAGTGGTATTGATACTAATTTAATTAGAGTTAATGTAAAAGACTCAGCAAATTCTTCTATTGTAAGAAAGTATTCACAATCTAAAGGATTGTTTGATGTAAAGAGTGATTCACCTGTGTATTACTTACAGGAAGTAGAGAATGAAAGATATGAAATCTTATTTGGTGATGGTATCTTTGGATTACCAGTACAGGAACCAAATGTAGTACAGGTTGGATATATTGTATCAAATGGTGAGAATGGAAATAATTTGTCAAGACTGTCATATGCTGGTCAGTTAGTTAATAATAATGGTGGATCAATAACAACAAACATTACAACAATGGTTGTTGATCAACAAAGTTATGGTGGGGCACAGATTGAAAGTGTAGACTCAATTAAGAAGTATGCACCACAGATTTATGCTTCTCAAAATCGTGCTGTAACTACAGTTGATTATGAATCAATGATTCCAAAGATCTATCCTGAAGCAGAATCAGTTTCTGCTTTTGGTGGTGAGGATTTAACACCTCCTAAGTTTGGAAGAGTGCTGGTTGCTGTAAAACCAATTAATGGTGTTTACCTCTCAAACACTGTAAAGACTGACATTCAACGTCAACTCAAAAAGTATTCAGTTGCTGGTATTATACCAGAGATTGTTGATCTGAAGTATCTGTATGTTGAGACTAATTCATATGTTTATTACAATGAAAACAAAGCACCAAGTGCAACAACTGTAACTGGTGTCTGTAGAAACAATGTTAATGCATATGCAGATTCATCTGAATTAAATAAATTTGGTGCAAGATTTAAGTATAGTAAGTATCAGAATGTATTAGACAATAGTCATACATCTATTACTTCTAATATTACAACAGTTAATATGCGCAGAGACCTGCAAGTTGTATTGAATGCATTTGCAGAGTATGAGATTTGCTTTGGTAATAGATTCCATATTAAGAACCATGGTCATGGGACACATGGTGGTGAAATTGGTTTCAACATTAAATCATCTGGTTTTAAAGTAGCAGGTATTTCTGATACATTATATCTTGGTGATAGTCCAAATCAAGATTTGAAGACTGGTATAGTCTTCATGTTCAAACTTAATTCTGATACAGAATATGTAATTGTAAAACAAAATGTAGGCACAATTGATTATGTAAAGGGTGAGATTATGTTATCACCAATTAATATCATTTCTACTGTAGTAAATAGAGGTGAGTCACTCATTGAAATCTCTGCTACTCCTTACTCAAATGATGTAATTGGTAAGCAGGATCTATATCTTCAACTTGACACTTCTAATGTGTTCATTAATGCTGTAACAGATGAAATTGCATCAGGTGATGATGTTTCAGGAAGTAACTATATCGTTACTTCTTCCTATTCAAATGGAAAACTTGTAAGAGGAAAGGAGATCTTATCAACCTCTCCAACAGTTAGAGTAACAACAGCAGAACTCTTAGCACAGCAACAGACAGTTACACAACCAACTCAATCAGTTACTGTTACAACTGGGATGGATGGTTCCACAACCTCAACAACAAATACATATTCTTACTAAGAAATGGCGGTAGATAGAGTACAAATTCAGGATGTATTATCATCCCAGATCCCTTCCTATGTAAAGGATGATTTTCCTTTACTTGTAAGTTTCTTAGAAGAGTATTATGTTTCTCAAGAAACACAAGGTGGTGTTCTTGATCTGATTGAAAATCTTGATCAGTATGTCAAAGTTGATGAGTTAACTAACTTAAAAACAGAAGCAACACTGTCTGCTGATGTTAGCACTAATGCAACATCAATTTCTCTATCTGCTGACACTAATTTTACATATGGATTTCCTGAAACTAATGGTTTAATTCAAATTGACAATGAAATCATAAAGTATAGCACTAAGACTGCAACTTCCTTAGAGGGGTGTGTAAGGGGTTTCAGTGGGGTTACAGAGTATGTTGATACCCTTGTACCAGATAAGCAAACATTTAAAACATCTGTACCTGCAACACACAAAGCAAATGCTACAGTTAAGAATTTAAGTATTATTTTCTTACAGGAATTTTTTACAAAATTAAAAACTCAAATCACTCCTGGATTTGAAAATAGAAGTCTTGCAGATAATTTAGATCAAAAAACTTTCTTAGTAGGTGCTGATAGTTTCTACAAGTCAAAAGGAACTGATGAATCATTTAAGATTCTTTTCAAAGCAATTTATGGTGTTGATGCAGACATCATTAAACCCAATGATCAACTAATCAGAACATCTGATGCAAACTATGTTGTCAGTGAAGATTATGTTGTTGAAAGATATATGGGGGATCCTCTTGATCTTAAGAATAGAACAGTATTTCAAAATTTAACAAATGCAAGGGGAACTGTAACAAAAGTTGAAAAACTTAATGTAGATGGTGACTATTATCAAATCTCTATTGATACTGGATATCAACGTGATATTGATGTTGATGGAACAATCTATGGTAAGTTTGAACCTAACTCAAAAACAAGACTTCTTAATAATGTAAGCATTGGCTCAACAATAATTGATGTTGATTCAACTATAGATTTTCCAAAGTCAGGTTCTCTTGCACTTGTTGATACTAATGGTGATGTTAATTTAATTAATTACACAGATAAGAATCTTACACAATTTGTTGGTCTTACAACTACCACTAATACTTTTTCTAAGGGTATTGATGTAAGAAAAAATGATTACACATTTTCAAATATTGGTATAGGAACAGGAAATCAGATTAGAGTAAGAATTCTTTCTACTCTTAAAAATATTGAATATAATGAAGAAAACTTTGGGTTTAATGTTGGTGATAGAATTAGTTTAAAAACAATTGGTGTAGAAGATAATACATTCAGGTCAGATTGGTTTTACAATGTAAAGTCAAGGTTGGATATTAAGTCTATAGAACTTACAAATCCAAGCAGTAACATCTATAAAGTTGAATTCTTTGATAATCATGATCTGATTGTTGGTTATAATATTGAAATTACTGATAAAACTCTAAGTTCTGCAAGGTTTGGTGAGGTCACATCTGTAGACTCTGATAAAATCTTATTTGTTAAAATGGGGTCAACTATCCCATCAAATACATTATCAAACACATTTACATTAGAAAATCAATTATTAAAGGGTGATTCAACTGAATTGCCTATTTCTAATTTTAATGCAAATGTACTCAATGCATATTATAAGAATGGTTTAAAGTATTTAATTGCATCAAATAGCGTTCCAAACTATGAAGATGAAATTAGATGTGATGATAAAATTTTTACATTTACTGGTAGTGCAACTAATGATATTCTGACCATATCAACAAGTTCAGACCATGGACTTTTTAGTGGTGATGCAGTATATTACAATGCAAATACAATTGTAACCACAACAGTCAGTGATGGTATATCATTTACTGACACATCTATAAGCAAATTTTCAAACGTAGATGAAGGTGTTTATTTTATTAAAAGAGAAAGTGCTTTTAGTATAAAGTTAGCAAAGAGCAAAGCAGATTTAGCAAATAATAAGTTTATTGTTCCTGAAGGATCTGTAACTGATAACAAATTTACATATTATCCTTTTTATGAAAAACCACTTTCTCCTCAAAAGATTTACAGAGAAATTGCTGAACCAATTCAAGAAGCAGGTGTATTTACAACCAAACCTGGAAAAACAGGTGTATTGATTAATGGTGTAGAAGTTGATAACTACAAATCATCTGATATTATTTTCTATGGTGGAATTAAATCATTTGAAGTTTCAAGCAATGGCAATGACTATGATGTAATTAATCCCCCAATTATCAGTGTTACAGATGCATCAGGAACTGGTGCTACAGGAACAGTTACAGTATCTGGTTCTTTATCAGAACTTAGAATTATCAATAAAGGATTTGACTTTTTAGAGACTCCTGTTGTTAATATTGATGGAGGAAGTCCTACTACTCCTGCAGAAGCAAAAGTAAATCTTGTTGAAGTTGATCATAAAATTCCTTTCAAAGCAGGTAATATTTTTAATAATTTAGATGGTGGTGTTGATTTAACAAATGATATTATTGGATTCACTACGTTCCACAAATTGAGAGACATTGAACAAGTCACATATAATGTGACTAAAAATCCAGTTGTTGGATTGGGAACTAATCAAACTTATTTTGCAAAAGTTGTTGATGGAACAAGAATTAAATTGTTCTCATCCTTTGATGAAGCAAACTTAGGAATTAACACTGTAAGTTTAACATCTGTTGGAAATGGTTTGCAGACATTCTCTACAGTTGAAAGAAAGAAAGTTGCAAGTAGTATTGTAATTTCAAATCCTGGTTCTGGTTATAAAAATCAAGAGAGGACAATCGCTGTTGCAGGT